GGGTATCTGTATGCTCCTTTCGCAAAATGTATATTTTCAGTAGACCCGTGAAATTCCAACGTATTTAGTAAGTCTAATATTTGCTCTATCATTGTTGTTGTGTTATTGTTATTGTAAAAGTATCAACTCCTATTTCTACATCTAAATCCATTGACCTAATTAAAGTGTCGTCTGTTATTGCTGCTGTATATTCACTAACTAATATTTTTAAATATGAATTACTAACACCTGAACTATTTTCTAAAGTAACCCAACTATCCCCATCCCCTGTATCTACCTTTGAAACCGTATAGCTTTGGTTAGCTGTAATTTTACAGTCGTAATTCTGTGAGCTCGGTGTTGCTAATAAATCTGTAAATGCTACACCGTTTGCGTAAGCCGAATAAGTAGGCACATATAAACTAATCATATCAGCCGTAAGTATAATTGTATCAGCCGTGTAATCTACCGTATCAGCTGTAAGCATAATATTATCATTGATACTATTATAAGGCTCTCCTATATAGTTTAATAACTCTAAATCTACCTTCCCTGTAGATAAATTAGGCTTCATCGTGTTGATTATATAGGCATTATTACCTATTTTTAACCTATCATTTAGGTTAACTTTAATTAAAATGCCTATTGGCAAGTAAGCTACATAGTTATTTATACGCCTTTTAAGGTCGTATAAGTCTGAAATATAATCTTGCCAGTAGTTACTAAACAGATTATTGGTTATTTCAGCGAATAAATACGTACTAAAATCAGCAGAATAGTTAACCGTGTTGCTTACTTGGTTAATAAATAAGTCGTTTTCGGTCGATGTTTGCCAAGTATAATCTAAATCTCCGAAGTCTTTAGCCTTAATTGGAGTGTCATAAAACGTATATCCGTTTCTATAAAATATAAAAGGCTTACCAATATAAGGCTGTAGCGTCTTATCAATAGATTTACCAACGTTTATGTTAGAAATATCCCCTGTTGATATATCCGACAAACGCTCAAACATTAAATTCTCGAACTGAGTTTCTATTTTTAACTCCGTGCCGTCAATATCATATCTCGACCTTAAATCCCCATATCCAACACCCCCGTTATTAAGTCTGAATTGTTCTCCTAATATCTGACCGCTCTCTTGATGTTTAAAATCAATCTGTTTATATAGTTTAGGGCGTTTTATTGTTATGTCTTTTGTATCTACATAATCACTTATATCAATTAACTTACCGCTAAAATACCAATCGTCTAAAGGAATGAATTTAAAGTTAGTAGAATTTATTGGAACTAAAACCAAATTAAACATCTTTATAATTGACGATATAAAATCCTTGACTTTCATTTCAGGAATTACATCTGAAATAAAAACTGTTGCTGTTGTAGATTGTGTTGGTGTTGAGGTCGTTCCGCTCGTTAAACCTGCGTCAAACTTAACAACTTGTATCAAAGTATCAAAGGAGAAAGCACTTGATGATTGTATTGAGTAACTAATCTCATAAACACCTGCTTCAAAGTTACCGTAAGGAAATTGAGACACCCCTGTTCCATCAGCTTCTACTACCTGAACACCGTTGTTAAATATTCTAACTTTATAGTTTACATCTTCATAACCCGCATCAGGGTTTATGGTTATCTTATTACTATAGCGTATTGCAGTTGTGTTTGTGTAAGTGTAATTATCGTTTACTGTATCTACTGTTACACCAATAGTGCCTAATGTTCCTGCGCTTGAAATGTTTATAGTTTCTTGAACTCCAAAAGCACTCATTCGCCCTGCTTCTTTATGCATCCACATAAAAAGATTGTCAAAAACAGCACGATGTAAAAAATCTTTATCAAAAGTAACGCTGTAATAACTTTCAATAGCGTCAATTATTCTGTTTAATCTCAAAGCGGGTTTTAGCTCAAAGAAATTAATTGCCCCTGCTGTGTGTGTTATATCGTTTGATGTTCCGTCACCAATTATATAATTACGCTCCGAAGTTATTAAAGGATAATATACATCCCCATCGGCTATAGTATCTGAATAGGTAGCCTCAAATATATCCTCATCGTAGTTGTGGTTATAATCTGAAAAGTCTAAAACGCTTAATAAATCGTCTTTAAACAAGTCTGACAGATTAACCACACTTGAAAAGAAACGAATTGTATAACTATTAGGTTTAGTATTCTTTAACTTAACCTCTTCTAATTGAATAACTCCAAACTTATAAGGCAAACTTCCGAGTTCAATATATCCTAATACTCGAATGTTAGGGTTAAAAGTCCCGTCAATATCGGTATTATAATAGTGTTGAAATATGGCGTTGTTTGTGTCAGAAGCGGGTACGGTAAAAGACTGCGAAAAGTCGCTAAACGTTTTAGATATATCATTGATGTTTTGAACGCTTGAATTGATTTCAATGTTTTCATCTTTGAACAGTTCTAATCTTTGCCCCTCTACATATATTGCAACTCCTAACATTATTGTATTTGGTTTATATTATCAAAAGCATATTTAAAATCCATTGAATATTGAACAAGTCTATCGTTTAATTTATTCTTGTACTCAATAGATTTTTTATCAATCGTTACGGGGTTTATAACACCGTTCTCAATAAGCCAAACTGTTTCGCTTAACATTAACTGTTTAAACGTTTCGTTTTCGGTGTCTGTTAGATAATCGGTATTACAAGTTATCTTTGTTCTACTGTTTGAGTTAAATGTTTTATATAAATGGTCTGTAGAATTATAAACCCCAAACTCTGAAAGTAACCCTCTGTATTCGCTGTCCTCAACTTCGTCAGTATATTTTCTAACCTTTGTAAAAAATAAAGATTGAGGCACTCCATATTTATTTGTAAAAACACAATTAACAACCTCATATTTACATTCTTCTTTAACAGTATAAATTAGTGTTCTATCTTCTTCAGGATAAACAAAGGCAAGCGTAATTGTTCCTGTGCTTGTGTCATAGTCATTAAGGTTAATTGAAACTACATTATTGTAGTTAAAATCTAAATCAAAACTAACAGTTATGGGTGTTCCGTTTACCGTTAGCGATGTTAAATCACGTGTTAAAAAGAATATTCTATTGTCGTAACCTCTTAAATGTGTATGCTCGTTATTCGTTATAAGTATATTGCTGTTTGGTATTGGGTTGTATAACTCCTGAAAATAACCATACCCATATAAACAAAGTAAAGTGCCTTGTTTACTATAGACTAAATCCTCTCCATCGTAACTTTTAGCATCGTAATAAGTCCAACAACTTGCATTATATGGTATTGGTTGCAATCCACTTATAACATAATTTGATATTGTAGTTCTTATTCCTGTCTTTGCGAGTTCATTTATATCAAAACTAGTTACTGTATCTCCTAACTGAACTACTGGCTTACTTAAACTGTAACTCGGCACAGCAGGAATATCAGCTATATCTCCATTCCAGTTATAAAGGTTTAATGTTGTAGTGTCAAAAAACTCATTTGGGATAACTCTAAGTGAATATGTTGAGCGCACCAAAGCAATATCGTAATCGCTTTCACTTGGGATTTCAACCTCTTCAATTACAATACTTGATTGGCTTGAAATTAATGCGCTAAATAAAAGATTAGAATCATCATCAGGCTCGAAATCAAAATATATAATATTTGAAGCTAAAGAAATTGTAAGCATGGATGATAGCCATGATGGAAATGTAAGACCTTCGTAATAATCAAACAGATTACTTGCTGTATCTTCTTTTGTTGACCCTATTGCAATACTTACACCGCCAACTGTTGCACCTATAGCATTTGAATATGGTGCATAAGCTATATTTATTACTAAATTAACTGTCGGTGTCGGGTTGGTTACAAATGTTATTCTAACTCTTTTTGCCATTGATAATATAATTTAAAAACGTTTCAACATCTAATCCGTATGCTTCAATAATCGTATCTGGTAGCTTTGCAAATCCTTTTTCAAATGGTTTAGTCATAAACAAACTCGGTTTAATACCATATAAAAAAACGCTGTTAGCTATTGCAAAAGATATTCCTTTTCGTGTTTGAAATTGTCCTTTACCATCTCTCGGTGCTATTCCTTTTCTGACTTGCCACTTATCGAAAACACTTGCAGGCGGTCTTTTATCTTTGTAGCTAAACGGTGTATTAAACTTTCGCTTTTTACCACTTACCCCTTTGTCCTGATAAATTCCGTATTCTTCCCCTAACAATGCAGCACTAAAACTATTGGGGCTAACTTCTAATTCGTAACCCAAACTGTTATACAGTTTTTTAGAAGCGTTCTTTTTACCTCGTGTTAAGTTTGCTTTAGCTTGTGTAACCGTGTACTTTAAAAACTGTTCTAAAGCCCTTTTAGTATGTTCGGTATTAACAGACACTTATCTCAATGTTAGGTATTCTTAATTCAATATCCATACGCCAACCATCGAGTAAATTCATTTCTTCAAATATTATGGGTGTTGGATTAACAAAGTCTGCCAACTCAATATTGTTATCGTTTTGAGTATTGGTTAACGTTGTTATTAATCTGTTTAAAACAGCAAAGCAAGTGTTTAGATTATCTAACTCATCATCGTTTGAAAGCCACTTATCGGTTACGGGGACGTTTGAAATATTGCGAATATCAACAACAGCAACCTCAAAAGTAAACGAAACAAAGCCGTTTTCAATATGCGAACTCGTTACCTGTAAATGTGCTAAAGGGAATATATTTTGTTTCTCTACATCAGTAAGTGAACGCAACCCGTGTTTAATTGTATTCACGTTTATATCCGCTTCAAGTATAGTTTTTAAATGATCTATGCACGTATAAAACTCTCTCATTTTTTTATTTGATTTTTAATCATTGCTTTCATAACCTCTGCTCGGTCTTTCTCAAATTCTAATATCCTGAATATTTTACCTATTGGATATTTAAATACAGTTTCCTCTTCTACTTTACCTAATTCACACAAGGCTCTTATACTAACGTACCAACCCCACTTTGAATTGAAGTTTTGCTCTTTTGCGTTTTGTTCTCCAACTGAATTGAATAATCCCTCATGTAGCCCAACAAGTCGTTCCCTAAACTGTAAAAAAAAACCATAGCCCCTAAATAATAAACACAAGGTGCTTCTAACATTGTTGCGCTCCATTGACTGCCACTATAAGGCATTATATCATATAAATCGTGAGCGTTTCTTTTAAACCAATTACGCTTACGTTTAATAACAGGACGATATAAAACACTCATAACCTTATGCCAATTATTTGGTTCTTTACCGAACTCCTCAACATCTATAAACTCCTCCCCTGAAAGTGAATCTAATTTCGGAATAAACCCAAACTCAACGCCCTCAAACTTAAAAGTCTTTTCAAACTGAATGTCGGATTTTAATAACTCGGTAAGCGTTTCTATTATTTCTTTACGGTCTTTAACGGGTAGTTTTAAAGAATCATTGATGCCACAAAAGACGCTTAATAAGTCATCGTCTGTCTTATCGCTTTGTTCCCAAGCCATTAAAGTTTTAAGTTTAACCTCTTTTAATGAGGTTGGTATTAGTATTTCCATATACTAATAACGTAAAAAAAGTGTTTTGTATTTTAGCGGAAATCCCCGCTTCCTTTAGTTGGTTTAATATCAAAATACATACGCATTACCATTGCATCTAATATATCAGGCGAATGCCCTATTAACTCTTTAATCTTTGCTTTCGGTAATAATTGTATTTTACCATCTAGGTCAAGTGCGTAAGATTGTAGGCACTCTAATTCTTTAATTACTTTCTCTTTCGGCAACTCACAGTTTATAAATATTTGACCTTTATTTATTAGTTCTGCCAATTTATATCCGCATTCTGTTTTTATATTCTTGTAGTTTTGTTGAATAGCTTTTGCTCCGTTATTAAATGGTTTTGCACCACTTAAATAACCCCGTAAAAAAGAACCTAACCCATCAGCATCATAAACGATATTTGAGCGCATAACCTCAAACCTTTCGGCTTTATTTTGTATAAGTAAAGTAACCTCGTTTGCCTCACATTTATCAACTTCTGTGTAGTCTATTATTTGATAACCACTCCAAACAATCATAATAAATTTATCAGAACCGTGTAACGCAATATCAGCAGTAATGTAATTTAATCCTTTATCAACGTGAGTATTTGTCCAAAGCGAATTAATAGCATCAAAACTACAAAGTTGGTCGTCGCTTTCCTGTTCTTCTGCTAAGTATAATTGTTTAAATACTTTTTGAGGCAAATCCCTTTGTGCCTGAAGTATCTCTTCTTCTTCTAAAATTCCCTCTTTAACAGCATCCCAAGCCGTTATTTTATAATAAGCATACTCTTTGTCTTTTATAGCTTTTTCTTTTAACTGGTGCATCCAATTTGCCCCGCCTCCAAAGTTACCTATCAATTTCATTTTACCTCCTGTTGCCGTTATAGTAGAACGTAAAGCGTAAAACGCATCAACTTTAGCACGTGGAGCTTCATCAAATACAATAGAGTAAACATCCTCGCCAAATAGATTGTCGGGTTTGTCGGCAGACTTAAAATGTATATGAGTTCCTAAAGGCGTTGTTATAACTAAATTACTTTCATTGATTTTATACAATCCTGTCTTACCAACTTTAGCACGTAAACGATTGAAAGCTATCTTTGCTTGTGAATAAACTGGAGCAACCCACCAATGATTGTAATTTTCTTTATTCCAATCCGCATGAGCTTGTTCATAAATCCACCATATATGAGAAAACGTCTTACCAACTTTGGTAGACGCTTCTGTTATTGTAAATCTGCTATCATTATAAAGAAAGTCTTTTTGATAGCTTGTTAAATTAGGTCTTTTAATTTGCAGTTGCATTAATCGGTAAAGTCTATTTTTATAGGTGCTTTTTCATCCCCTGCTAATATGGTTTTGTTGCCGTACTTTTCAGGTCTTAACTTTCCTAATACCCATTGTCTGGCTTCTATTTGCAATTTATTACGTTGTACTATATTATGGTTAGTATATGTTTTATCGCCCTCTACAACTATATCCTCCCCTTGCTTATCTGCTATTTCTAAAATTTCGTCAAGTATAATTAATTCCCTTTGTTCGCACGCGTGCGCGTATCGTTTTACTTTATCCTCTTCATTTTCCAACCATTGATAAAAAGTTTTACTGCTAGGCATTCCATTTGTGGACAAAGCATAACGCAAAGACTTACCGCTTTCAATTTCTGAAATGATATAATCGAAGCATTCTTCTTTTTTTTCATCCGTATAAGCCATTACTCACATTCTATTTTAGTAAACGTTCCATCACTTTGTTCTGTGTAATCTCCCGTGTCTAAATCGCAATCCATTACAGTAGCTGTTTCTTCCCCTAACTTAACATAACCCCAAATTGGAGAAACACCATTTGTCCAACCTATAATTTTAAATTCGTAATGGACTACTTTACAGTTACATTCGTTTTCTGATAGTGGTTGCTCTTCTGTTGAGCAAGTGCTTGACATTAATCCAAACGCCAAAGCCATAATTAAAAGTTTTGTTTTCATAATATTTCGGTTTTACTTTGCTCTAACAATTTACGTGCCAACTTTTTTTGGAAGTTTAAATACACCCCGTTACTTGTTGGTAAGAATTTCATTTTTTG